CTACAGGTCGAGCAGCTTCTCGACAGCCTGGTGGATGTCCGGGCCGTCCGCGTGGATCCACTTGCCGTAGCGCTGCTGGATCATCTGGATGCTGCTGTGCCCGACGTGGTCGGCGATCCAGTGGATGGGGACCAGTCCGGTGGAGAGCATCTGGCTGATGAACGTGTGCCGGGCGTTGCCGGGGCCTCGATACCTCACGCCGGCGCGCTCCAGGTGGCCACGCCAGAATTTCTCACGGATCGAGAGATCTCCCGAGAAGGGGCGGCCGTGGTCGTTGAGGAATACCGGCCGAACCTTGCGCTTGCGGGTGGTGCGGTTGTCGCGGTCGCGGATCTCCACAGTGATTGGCGCCAGGTGCCCAGTGATGGCGTGCTGCTCGAGCAGCGCCTCGCGGGCCGGCTTCAGCAGCCGGTGTCGACGGCTCGAGCGCTTCGTTTTTGTCACTTTCCAGCTGCCTTCGACCAGGGCGTGGCGGTAGCGGATCATTCCGGTCTCGAGATCCTCGACGTCCTCCCAGCACAGGGCAATCGCCTCGCTGAGCCGCGGACCATCCCATAACGCAAAGCGCATCAGGTTCATCGGCTGCGGTCGATGTGTTGGCGTGCTGGTGATCTTCTCGATCTCGGCCAGGGTGAACGGGTCGGGATCCTGGGCGTCGGGCAGGCGCACGACGATGCCGGCGGCCGGGTTGTAGGTCGCCTTCACGCTGGCAACGTAGAGCTCCATCACCTGCGAGAAGATGGCCACCACCTCTTTGATGGTCTTGCTGGCCAGGTAGTTGAGCTCGTCGGCGATCCAGTCGCGGATCTCGACGTGTTCGATGGCGTGGATCTGGCGGTGACCCCATTTGGGTTCGAGGTGCTTGCGCGCCTTGTTTCGGTAGCTGCGGATAGACGAGGCGGCGACCTCGCGCTCCTTGCTCTTGAGCCAGGCCTCGAGATAGTGCCCGAAGGTGTTGCGGGCCACGCGCTTGGAGTTGGGAAAGTGACGGGCGTAGTCGAAGGTGCCGGATGAGAGCTCGTAATCGAGTACCTGGGCGAAGGCCTTGGCGCGCTCGCGGTTCTCCGGCGTATCCGGCCCGAACGGCTCGCGGCACTTCTCGCCCTGGTGCTGGAAATAGACGCGGAGCTTGCCGCGGTGAACCTCGAATCCTGCCATGACGCCCTCCTGGAAGAAGCGCGCTTCAGTCTACGGAAAAACACGAGTGAACACGACAGCACACGAAAGGTTGACGGCATTTATACCGTTATCTATGGCCCGAGCGCGCGCCGCCCTGGGCGGGCGGCGATGAATCAGGCGGGTTGGCGTTGGGTTCGGTACCGCCAGCGCCCGAAGCGTTGCTGAATCGCGCGGAACGTGGCGGCGGCTTGCGGGTTGTGGTCCAGCTCGGCTCGACTTTCGATGCCGCAGGCGGAACAGAGCCAGTCGCGGGCGTCCTGCTCGCTGTGGGTGCCGTCGGGCAGGGCGGTTTCCGTCATGCCGAGCTTGTAGCGCTTGCGGCGGTCCAAGTAGATGCGGAACGCCGCATCTTGGCAGAGCATGGCGGCTTGGCGGGCGAGGCGGCCGCCCCTTGGGGCTTCCTGTTCCTGGGGCTGGGTCATGACGACTCACCTCCTGTTGTGACGACGCGGCGCCAAGCGTTCTTAGCGACCTTGGTGACCTGGTTGTAGTCGCCAATCTGGCTGTCATAGGCGGCCACCAGGTTGTCGCCGGCGTCGCGCAACGTCTTTTCTCGCTCCTCGGCTCTGGCTGTTGGCTCGAGCACGCCCATACGTACCAGCAGAGCGGTATCGTGGCGGGTGGCGGTACGCCAGTGGCGGCCGTTGTCATGGTGAGCGCCGCCATGGGGACGCTTAGCGGTGCGCTGCACTTCGAACTGGATGACCGGGCGGCCGAACCGCCCGACGCTGATGCGAACTTGCCCAGTTGGCTCGTCGATGAAGTGCCACGGTGGTGTGTGCATCACTCCGCCTCCCCGAGCCGACGCCAGTAGGAGCGCTGCTTGCCGGTGCGGCCGACCTGGCTGTGGTCCATTGGCGGTACCGCGAGGGCCTGCTCGAGCGTCATGCCCTCGGTCTCCATCAGGTGGCGAATGCGCTTGGGGTCGCGGCCGGCGTCCCGGCAGCGCTGCCAGAAGGTGGGCTGTGTCGCCCCGCCAGTGCGGCGGGGCTTCTGGTCGATCAGGGTGATGTTGCGATCGCGCTGGGTGATCATCATCCGGCTGCCTCCTTTGTAGCTCTCTCTGCCTGCGCGTACTCGGTTGCGATGTCTTCGATGAGCTCGAGAGCGATCTCATCGAACCGCCGATCCAGGCACCTGACCATACGGTCGCGGATTTCGTAGGCGGTGCGCCTGGCGACTGTGGCGGCGAATCGTTGTTCTTCCTCTCGGCTCATCGCCTGGGCGATCTGAACAGCGGCTTCGCCTCTCACCACCAGGCCATGGCCGAAATCGACCGAGGGCTCTTGGCTGGTTTCAGGGATGCGTCCGGCAGCGAAGGCATCGACGGCGGGGCATTCGGGCGCGTGGTGCTGGCCTGGCTGGGAGTTGCAGGCGGTGCAACCCTCCCGGCCCCGGCCGGTGCGGTCGTGCTCGATTGCCTTGGCCCTGTCGGCTGTTCGCCAGTCTGGCCACTTTCGCTGTTCGTTCTTGGTCAGCTTCGCATCAAGTCCGGCGGCGACCTGCTCGGGCGAGTGGCCGGCGCGCCAGGCGCCGTCGAGTGCCAGCAACACGACGTCAATCCATTCCTCGAGATCTTCTGGCGACGCCTCGATTTCGCGCAGCTCCTTGCGAATGTGATCAATGACGCCTTGATGTCGGCTGCCCGGCCCAAACGTCTCGAGCGAAAAGGCCACCTGCCGATGCATGTGCGCTACTAGGTCGCGGCTTGGGACTGCGAGCTGGTCGCACGCGCTCTTCAGCTCGCGGATATACGTCTGCGCCTCGTCCAGCTCTCGCTCCAAGGCGGTGACCGTATCGGCAGGCGCTTCGCGCAGGGCCAGGTTGGCGATCTCGATGGCAGCGCCCAGGTTGGTGACCTGGGACATGCTGCGGATCACCGACCGAAGGTGCCGGTTGTCGGCTGCCAGGGCGCCTCGCTCTGCTTCCGCCTTTTCTCGCATCCAGGCCTGATCGTTCTCGACACACACCGGACAGCCAACGGTCTCTGGCTTGTCGTCTGACGCACGGTGCGTTTCGACCTCGCCGCAGCCGTCGCAGAGCCAGCATCCTTCACGTTCCATTGGGTTCACGGCCATCACGCACTCCTCCCATAGGCCTCGAGAGCTTGTTTCAGGCCCTCCTGGTTTCCGAACTCGGCGATGTTTTTGCGAATGTCGCTCGGCGACATCCACAGGAAGTCGACATCGCCCTCGTCGTAGGTCACTTCGACCCGGGCGGCTTCGGCGCCGCGCCTGGCACGGCGCGGGTTGAACTCCACGAAGCGGAACGCGGGCAGGAAGGGGCCGCTCTCGGCGGCGGTGATGGGTGTGACGTTGTTCATGGCGCTATCTCCTCGATTCCGTCGACCAGCTGCTCAAAAACTCCGGCCATGCGGCAGCTGGGGAAGGTGACTTCTATGGTTTGGTCGCTGACGCGCTTGAGCTGGCTCATGCCGAGCAGGACGTCGCGCCACCGGGCGTTGCGTTGGTAGGCCTGGCGCAGGTGCTCGAGCTCGTCGGCGGCTTCTAGCACCTCGGCCAGGTGATGCTGGTGGCCAAGGCGGCGCAGGCGGTCGAGGTCGGTGCTCATGCCTGTGGCTCCGGATCGATGGGATCTCTCATCCAGTCGATGGCCTGATGAGTGGTCCAGTCCTCGGGAAAAACCGCAAACTTGCCATTCTTGGCTACCGTCCGGTCCATTTGAGCGATTTGCAGTTGCTCCCCTTCCGATACCTGGATGCAGATAGGCTCATCGCGGCTGTCGTGCCATTGGTTGCCGATCTTGACTCTCATGCCTCCGGCTCCTTTTCCTGTTGCGCGAGCGTCTTGGCGGCCTTGCCGATGGCGCCGACGAGGATCTTGCGGCGGGTTCCTTGGCCTTCTTCGCCGCGAATATCGGCGAGAGTGGCGAGCATCTCGGTTTCAGCGCTGACCGGGTCGCTCTCGACCCGACAGGCAAGGACGTTGCGCAGGTCGGCGGCGGGCAGGTTGGCGTACATGTCCGCGCTGCCCGGGCCTTGGGGGCTTCGGGTTTCGTCCTCGGCGATGGCCTTGGCCGCCTTGCGAAGGGTGGTTGCGGCAAGCTGACGACGCTGGGCCTGGCCCTCTTTCCCCTTCAGGCGCTCGAGCAGGCGCAGGGCGGTGTGGGCGGTGCCTATCGGGTTGCTTTGCAGGTCGTATGACAGCGAGGTACGGGCATCGCTGACACTGGTGCTGATCAGTGCGCTGACGGTGTGCATGGATCAGGCCTCCTTCTCGTCGGGGCGGGCGACCTTTCCGCAGAAGGGGCAGTATTTCGCCGCTATTCGAGTGTCGATCTTCTGCTTCTTCATGCCGCCGCCGCTTTTCTTCGGCACTTGCACTTCGCCCTTGTATTCGATGAAGAAGGGCGCCGTGAGCTGGCTTCCGGACAGGGCGAAGCCATATCCCTGAAGTTTCGCGTCGTAGTCCTGGAACCCTTCGGGAAGCGTCTTCTCGACGTGATCGCGGATTGCGGTTTCGATTTCGGCTCTGCATTCGCACTGCATGTCGTTCTCCTGGTTGTCGCGCGGCCGACGCCATTGGCCGCAGGGTTTTCCCGATGAGCGGTTGTCAGTTGCGGCTGGCTTCCTCAGCGAATTCAACGGCGACTGGGAAGTCCTCGAACATCGTCGCGATGCCCTGCTCGGCTTTTTTCAAGTCGGTGTTCTCGAAGCCCCGCTCGGCAGCGTTCCAGCCTTCGTCGCTGTCGCTGAAGCCAATAGCGAATGAGCAGACACCGAGGTTTTTGGGCTTCACGTAGAAGCGAACCTCTGGGCTGCCGTCGTCGTCAGCAGAGTCGAGCTTGACGAGGATTTGGCCGTAGGCCGGTGACTGAAAAATCTTGGCGAACATGGTGGTTCTCCTGGTGGCGGTCAGCGACGGTGCTTGCCTTTCTGCTCGCGAATCCCCTGGCACTCGATGCAGGTGGTGGCCCAGGGCGCGGCCTGGCGGCGGGCGGCGGGGATCGGGTCGCCGCAGTCCTCGCAGTCGGCGGCGGCCATGTCGAAACCGATCCAGCGCGGGCGGTTGGCCAGGGCGCCCTCGAGGCGTTTCTCCATCAGCTCGGTGGCGATGTCGGCGTTGTCGGCCATGCTCAGTCCTCTCCCTTCTCGATGTTCCAGAAGCGCTGCAGCAGGCGGTTGCCGTCGTCCAGGTACTCGTGCAGCTCGCGGTCGCAGTCGGCGGACCACTCGATGACGGCGAACGCGGCGCGCTGGAGGTCTTCGTCGAGCACGCGCAGGCGGGTGAGGTCGAGCGGCCATTCCGCGCCGTTGTAGACGGCGAGCAGGATGCGGCGGCAGTGCTGCGCTTGGTGGGTATGGCGATGCGCCACCTCGGCTAGACGCTGTAGCGCTGGCATGCCGTGCGCGAGCAGTTCGGCCTGGCGGGCGATGTGCTTGGCACGCTCGGCATCGAGGTCGATGTACACCACGTCCTGCTGGCCGGGGATGGGACGGCCGGTGAGGTCGGTAGTCAGCGGTCGGTCGGCCATGGTGGTCTCCTGCTGGCTGCGCTCGTTCAGGCGCTGGGTTAGGTTGGGCATGGTCATGTGGCGCTCCTTGCTTGCTGGGTTTGCTGTGCACGCCGGCTGCTGGGGTGCGGCAGGCGCGCGAGGTCGATGCCGAGCTTGGTGGCGATGTGGTCGAGCCCGGCGTCGGTGAATTCGGTGCGGCCGTAGTGGGTCCAGCCGCAGATGGGGTGCCAATACGTGCCGGTGGCCACCACCACCAGGTTCACGCGGCCGCGGTAGGGGCCGGCGGGCAGGTTGTCGGCGCCGAGCACGCCGGCTTCGCGCAGCCGGCGGGCCAGGGTGTTGCGGCCGAGGTTGAGCAGCGCGGCGGCCTGGTCGAGGGTGTAGGTTCGGCTCATGGCTTGCCTCCTGTTGCTACGGGCTATGCCTTCTCGAACACCCAGCACTTCACGCTGCCGCCGTTGAGGCGGATGCGGCTGTGCACGGTGCGGTTGGAGTCGACGAACTTGCGGGCCTTGCTGCCCTTCAGGTAGCGCTTGAGCTCGCGGATCTCGGGCACGCGCAGGCGGTTCTCGCCGCACACGCGCTCGAACTCCTTGAGGTTGATGGCGATCTGCTGGCTGCCGGCGCCGTAGTGGTTGAGCACCGGCTCGTCGCGCAGGCCTTCGAGGTAGTCGAACGCTTCCCAGAATTCCTGCACGAGCGGGTGATCGGCGTTGATGGCCTGCTGGCGTTCGCGGGCCATTTGCCGCACGTGGCCGGCCGCCATGGTGACGATCTGCTCGGAAAACAGGCCCAGCCCCTCGGGGCCCAGGCAGTCGAGCAGGGCCATCAGCTGGCCGTGGCACTTGGCGATGCGCAGCACCTTCACCTCGGGGTCTTCGGCCAGGCGGTTGGCGTACTCGCGCCCGCGCTTCGTGATCAGCTCGAGCAGCGCGGCCTCGCGGGTGGCGACCTCGAGCGCGAACTGGCTGACGTGCTCGATCTCGGTCTTCTCCAGGGCCTCGGCCAGCTCCTTGGTCTGGGCGTTCTGGCCCTCGCGGGTGAACATCAGGTGGCAGATGCGGGTCTGAATGGCCTCGCCGGCCTGCACCGGGGCGTTCTGGCTGATGACGATGGAGCCGCGGAAGGGCGGCTCGTAGGTGTCGTTGCCGCTGTTTTTCACGCCTCGGGCGCGGATCGAACGGCCGTTGAAGGCGGTCTTGAGCTCGTCCCAGTCGAACTGCTTTTGCTTGGTGCCGCCTTCTTGCTCGCGGTCGGACTCGATCAGCACCACCGGCAGGTTCGAGACCTGGGCGAAGTTGCGCGAGCGCGCCGGCATGGTCGCCTTGGAGGGGTCGAATCCCTCGTAGTCGCGGCGGCCGACCAGCTTCCAGAGGAACTCGATCAGCGTGGATTTGCCCGCGCCGGCCTCGCCGACGATCTCCAGGAACGGGAACGAGCCCATCTCGGCGCGGATCTGCTCGGCGAGCAGGCTGCCCAGCCAGTAGGCGGTGGCCACCACGCCGCGCAGGCCGAAGGCGCCGTAGAGCTGGCGGGTCCAGTCGGTGCGGTAGGCGCGACGGTCGGGGTTGATGTGCAGGGCGACAGACTGGCTCAGGGTCTTCAGCTGACGGCGCGGGCCGAGCTCGAAGTAGTCTTCGCTGTTGATCTTGACCAGTTTGCCGCCGGCGACGGCCAGCTCGCCGAACACGTAGGCGCCGTGCTCTTTCGAGTAGCCGATGAAATCGATGGTCTCGACGGTTTTGATGCCGCCGATCTGGTCCTGCAGCAGGGTATCGAGCTGCTGGCTCGTGCCCGTCCACACCGCGCCGGGGGCCACGCCCAGCAAGCGCTTCTTGAACTCGCTGGCACTGGCCAGCTGCCCGCCGCTGAAGGTGTTCTTCACCGCTGGGCCGCCGGCAGGGAACTCGATTCGGTAGTAGTACCAGCTCTCGTCGGTGACCAGGTTGGCCTGGTAGTAGAGCGCCGTGGGGTAGCAGGTGCAGATGCGCTTGACGCTGCCGGCTTGCTCGAGGGCGGCGTCGCGAATGGCGGGATTGAGGCTCTGCTGATCGCCGCCGTCCTCGCCCTCGGCGCGTACGGCGCGGTCGAAAGCGTCCATGTCGAGCTTCCACCACCACAGCTGACGGCGGAACTCGAACCAGAACTCGCGGCGCTCGGTGCGCTTGTACATGATCAACGCCTTGGCCATGGCCGTGGGCGCGAGCAGCAGGTCGCCGTGGTAGCGGTAGCGCTCCAGGTGCTTCTCGGTGAGCTCGCCGCGCTGGTGGCAGTCGTTCCAGTCGTGGCGGCCGCCGCCGGGGATCTGCGCCGCCTGGCACTCCCAGCCCGCGGCGCGGGCGCGCTCCACGTGCTTGAGGGTGGCGTTTTGGCCGGCGCGGTTGCCGTCAAGCGCCCAGACGAGCGTGGGCCGAGTGGTACCGGCCTGGTGGGCGGCGTCGGCCAGCTGCTCGAGGGCTTTCTCGGGGTAGTTGCCGCAGCTCATTGCCGAGACGGCGGCGATGCCATGGTGGTAGAGCGCGATGGCGTCGAAGATGCCCTCGACGATCCACACCTCGCCGGCCTCGACCAGGTCGGGGGCGGTGAGCGAGGGCGGGCACCACCACTGCCCCTTGTAGCGGCCGACGAAGTTGGCTTTTTGCTTGCCGAAGCGTTCGGGCCGGTCGAGCAGGCGCTCCCAATAGGCGCCGCCGGGTAGCTGAAAGCGCACCGTGGCGGTGCCGCCCACGTCCTGCCGCCAGTAACTTTCCTGGGTGTACCAGCCCTTCAGGCGCTCGAGCTCGAAGCCGCGCCCGTCGCGCAGGTAGCCGTCGGCCACCGGGGTGGGGCTGGTCGGCTTTTCGTGCGGCTTGGGGGCGTAGCGCTCTGACCAGCTTTCGAACAGCTCGGGGAACAGGCTTTTGACGTGGTGCTGGCTGCCGCAGTGGTTCTCGCGCCCGCACTTCAGCATCCACGGCTCGTCGGCCTTGATGAACGCCTCGCGCTTGCCGCAGTCGGGGCAGCGCACCTTTTGCAGGTACGCGCCCTTCTCCTGGGCCTCATAGTCGCGCTCGAAACGCGCGAGGATGTCCTGGCGCAGCGATGAATTCACGCTGTGCCTCCTATTCCGTGGGTGGAAGAGCGGGGCTTAGTACTCGAGAACGACGGGGCGGCGGCGGTCGCGATCGACGACGACGGCACGGTCCTCCTTGCGCGCCTGCTCGAGCAGATGCACCAGGTCGGAGGCGGTGAACATCACCGGGCGCCCGCCCTCAGTACGCAGCACCACCACATGCGATGTGCTGGCATCGAGATCGATGCGGGCGAGCTGGTTGGTGGACTCGAGATCGGCATACGCCTGCATGGCGACCAGCTCGGCAGCTTCCTCGGTCATTTCGTGGTCGATGACCAGGTGATCGATGCAGCGGGACAGGGCGTTCACCCGGTTTTCCCAGCGCGTGCGGAACAGCTGGGCGGCGGCCAGGTTGTGGACGTCTTTCTGCGGGGCGATGGGCGTGACGTTGTTCATGGCGGGTTCCTCTTCAGTTCGCTTCGTTGAGCAGCTGGTTGAGCAGCGAGGGCGCGAGCGGCAGGCGCACCTCGGGGTTGGGGGTGGCGCTGGGCGAGAGGGTCTGCAGCAGCTCGAGGCCGAGCTTTCCGCGAAACCCGCACGTCTCGTTGGTGCAGTAGACGTAGGCCTCGCGGTAGAGCGCGGTCACCCCGCGCGAGGCGCGGATGCGCATGTAGCTGTCGCAGTGCGGGCAGGTCAGCCGCATCTGATGGGGGTGGGGTTTCTCGCTCACGTCTCCCTCCGATCGACTTCGTAAAGCGCTCGACCCCGGCCGGTCAGGCCCTGGGCGCCACGGCGAATGCGCCGGCGCAGCAGCCACTCGGCGGCTTGCTCGCGGGTTTCCAGGCCCTGCTGTTCGCGTACGGCGTCGAGCACCGCCGCGGCCTGCTGATCGAGCTCCATGGGTTGTTCCGGCATGAGCACCTCGAATGCACGGTGGATGTGGGGCTCGGTTCAGCTGGCCTGCTGGGCGACAGTGGCATCGAGGCCAACGAGATCGATGCCGAGCACGTCGCGCGCTTCTTTCATCAGCATTTGGCGCATGACTTCGGCCTTGGGCACGCCCAGGTAGTTGGCCAGCGCGGTGATCACGTCGGCCTCGTACTGGTCGAGGTAGACGGTGGATTTGGTACGAACACGCTTGGGGTCCTGGTACATGGCAAACGTCCTTCTGCAGCGGTCAGGAAGCTCAGTCTTCGGGGGTAGGGGTTGGCTTGGGCGGCCAGTCCTCGACGTCGTCGATCACGCCGTCCTTGATGCCCAGCAGCACGGCGGCACGGTGCGCTTCGCCGCGGGTGCCTTTCTTGCGACCGTTGAGCAAGTCGCTGACGAGGTTGCGGTTGAGGTCGTGCACGCGGCAGAAGTCGGCGATGGTGATGCCGCGCCGATTCATCTCCTTGCGCGCTTCCTCGCGTGAAAGGGCCATTGTGTTAACCTGTGTTCAATCGTGTTGGATAAGGGAATGATGGTATCCAAGTGGATAACTGTCAAGCGTTGGAGATACCCGAGTGAGTAATTTAGGCGAACGTCTAAGGCAAGAGCGCATCCGGTTGGGTATGTCTCAAGAGGAGTTCGGTGCCGTTGGTGGCGTGAAGAAGGTCGCTCAGTCGAACTACGAAACGGGAAAGCGCTTCCCTGACAGCCAGTACATGGAGCGACTGGCGGCTTCAGGGGTGGATATTCAATTCGTTGTGTCCGGTATCCATTCGGGTAACAGTCAGACAGCCGCGCCTCCAGCTGCTTACCGGGTCGATTCCAGCGAACCGGCCGAGACTCATTCCCTAGACCCCGGCCCGGACTATGCCGCTGTGGCGATGTACGACATCGAGGCGGCGGCGGGTGCCGGGCGCAGCTTCGAGGGCGAGCCGGTGCAGTCGGTGCTGTATATCCACCATGGCGAGCTGGAAACCCTGGGCTTGCCGCCCGGGCAGGTGGTGGGCGTGAAGGCGCGGGGCGATTCGATGGAGCCCACCCTGGCCGATGGCGACTGGGTGCTGGTGGACCGGGCCAGCCGCGACGTGCGCCAGGAGGGGGTGTTTTTGCTGCTGGTGAGCGGCGAGCGGCGCATCAAGCGGGTGCAGCGCCTGGCCGGCGGCGCGCTCTACCTGATCAGCGACAACACGCACTACCAGCCCGAGATGATCCCGCCCGAGCGGATGGGCGAGGTGGAGATCCTGGGGCGTTGCGAGGTGCGGTTGGGGCGCATCGCGTAGCCGGCCGTATTGCAATACTGCAACCCTGGCGAAGGGCAAGGCGGCGCAGATCGCCAACGACAACCGCCCCGGTTGGGGCGCTGGTACGTGAGGGGTTATATGGATGCTTTCGATATTGTTCTTCTGGTTTTCATTGCCGCTTCTGCAGCAACGTCAGTCTCTCTCTTTAAACGCCGGTCAAAAGCAAAATCCAGCTTCGGCGATAAGATCAGCAAAACCACTGCTGACACCGATACAAGAACTCCACGCCTTCGCTTTGTTTATGAGGATTCCCAGGGCAACACTTCCACGCGAGAGGTAACAAATTGGGATGATGATGGTATTTATATCGAAGGGTATTGCCATCACGCGAATGACGTGCGCACTTTCCGCCGTGACCGGATAGTCTCTTTTCTCGAAGGTGAAAACCTGTTGAAGCCCCTGGCACCAAAGCTGGATGACGGTGGAAAGGGTGGTGGGGCGATGGAGATACTTTTCACAGGATTCTCAGCTCAAGAACGTGAGGGCCTCGAGGAGGATGCTGCATCATTTGGTTTATTGGTGCGAAAGACTGTCACCAAAAACCTCGATTTCGTGTGCGCTGGACCTAGAGCGGGTCCTGCTAAGTTGGCAAAAGCGCGTGCTCAGGGCTGCACTGTTCTTGATGAGGAGCAGTTCTGGGCACTGGTTGAAGACGGAGTAATGCCGAATTAGGCACCAGAGATCGCCATAGCATAGATAACCGCCCCGGGCGGGGCAGAATACGCAAGGGAGACACAGATGAAGTCACTTATCGCAACAGCTGGCCTGATCGCCGGCATCGCCATGACGACCTCGGCATTGGCTTGTGACCCGAGCGCCGCCGAAGAGCGCTGGGGGAAGGCCGAGGAAGAGGGCATCGTTCTTGGCGCGGGGATGGTCAACGATCTGCCGTCGTTCGCCGTTGATGAGGCCGTTTGGGATCAGCTCGATCTGAATACGCGCACCGCCATGGCCGAGACGTTCGAGTGTGTGATTGCAGGGCCCGAGAGTATTCTCGCCAAGGCTCAGGTGCTCACCAACGGCGGCGAGGTGCTGGCGATCTGGGATGGCATCGACCAGGAGCTGGATATCAAATAGGCGGCACCATGCGAGTGAATTACCTGGGCCCCTGCCTGGTCGTCGATCATCCGGCGGTAGAGGCGATGGAGCGCTGCCGCCGGCCGAGCTGCTACCTGGTGGAGGTGAGCGACGAGGCGGGCGTTGAGGGTCCGATCATCGAGGGCGATGTGCTGGTGGTTGACGAGGCGCAACCGGTGCAGCACGCCGACCTGGTGGTGGTGGAGGTAGAGAGCCAGTTGCGGCTCTACCGCAGCCACCGCATCGGCGGGGCGTTCCGCCTGGTGCCGGCGTGTGGCGGCCAGGGCATGACAGCGAAACCGGCCGAGTGCCGGGGTGTGGTGGTGCATCGGGCCAGGCTGGCGGCGTAGATCGAGCGCCCAGGCGTGCAGGTCGTCCTCATGTCGGGTCATCGCTGGGCGCCTCCAGGTATCGCGCACGGTAGCGCTGCATGGGTTCGGAATCACCCCGCTTGAGTGCCCGGTAGGCGATCTGGTACTCGCGGCGCCGGTCGGCGTCCCTGCCGTCGGCGCGCTTGGCTCCTGGCGGCAACCGGTGGTGATCGCCGGGCCGTCGCTCGGCGGTGATGCGGCGATGGCGCTCATCGTCTACCAGGCGCTTGCGCGAACGGCCCGCCTGGCGTGCTGCCTGCGAGGCGTCTGGCAGGTGGTCGTGTGTGAGCACGCCGGCGTCTATTTGGTCGCGCATCTGTTGCGAGAGCGTCTCGCGCGTGGCAGTGCCGGTGAGCGGGTAGCGCCTGGGTATGCCCCATTTCTCCCGGTAGTCGGCATGCGTCATGCCGTGGGTGCGTGGCAGGTGAGTGGCCAGGCCACGAAACCAGCGCCCGCACTCCAGGCACTGGATTTTTGGGCCGCCAACGTAGGCGTCCAGCTCCTCGAGCGACTGGAACGGCTCTTTTCGCACGTCAGAACCCCAGGCTCTCTATCATCGCCACTCGCTCGGCGTAACTCATCTCGCGCACCCTGGCAGCCAGGTCGCGCAGCTCGCTGGGGTCGCCTGCATTGCTGTCCTCGATCTCGCGGTCGAGGTACTTGATCATCAGCGGCTCGAGCAGAGTGCCGGATAGCGTGCTGCCCAAAAGCTGACGCTCGTCGTCCGTCAGTTCGGGCGGCTGGCTGCATGCCAGCTCGTAGCGCTCGGCGATGGTGGCCAGGCGGGCGCTCAGGCTCTTCTCCGGGGGCAGGTTGTCGGCGATCTCCGCGAGCGGCGGGCTCAGGTAGATGCTAGGGCGGCGCTTGTTGCGGGCCTTGTCGGTCATGGCGGTCTCCAATCAAGAGCCCCGGCGCGTGGCCGGGGCAGTAGTGTTACATGGCCCAGCTGAAGGGCTCGTCGCCTTCGATGTCCCAGCCCTCGCCGGCTTCGACGATGGCGCTGCCATCGGAGAAAACGTAGCGGACGGGGTCACCAGCGAAGTGGTCGCCGGAGAAGCCGGCTTCCCAATACTGGGTTTGCTCTTCGTCATCGGCGTAGGCGCGGACGGCGTACTCGACGGTGGCGTTGCGCTCTTCGCAAAGCTCGACCAGATTGCGGCCGTCGTCGGTATCGAACTGCTGCCCGTCGTTGTTGAGCAGGTCGGCGATGGTTTGAGCGATTGTGATAGCGGTCATGGCAGGTCTCCTAGTTCTGCGCCCGGCGGGCCAGTTCTTCGGTTGGCGTGGGCTTCGTTCGCCTCACATGGTTAAAGGTAGCACCATGGGTGCTACCTTGCAAGCCTTTTTTTAAAATCCAGCCCACACACCCCCACCAACCGCCCCAGATTTCGCGTAGCGCCGCCTACTCGCCGCGGATCTCGAGCTGCACGCTGCTGGTCAGGGCGGCGTCGGTGAGCTCGTGGGTCACTTCGGTGACGAGCCAGGGCTTGCTGTCGATCGCTTCCTTCCATCCGCGCATCTGTACCGGTGTCTCGGGCATCAGGCGGGGGTTGCCTTCGGCCAGCGTCAGCGAGAATTCGGCATGGCCGCGCTGGAGGCGTTGCCATTCGCTCTTCGCCGCGTTGATGGCGTCGTCTTCGGTGGCGTAGGTGGGGCGCAGGCGCTTGGGGTTGTCGCTGCTGCCGGCGACTACCTCGCGCTTCTCGGCGGCGTCGGGGTCGTGCCATTGGGCGATCACGCCGCTGTAGGCGTCGCGGTCGGCCTCGGTATAGCGGTGCTGGTCGCCGTCGCGGCGGGTGAGGGTGAGCGTGGGCAGGGCGAGGCCGCTGGCGGTCTGCGCCTGCCCGGCGGCGGTGAAAAGCAGCCGCCCGGCCTTCACCGTGGCCACGGCGTCGTAGCGTTCGGCGAGCCGCGTCAGAAAGTGGAGGTCCGATTCCTCGGTCTGGTCGATGTGGTCGAGGTAGATGCCGCCCAGGGTGTCGCCGATCACGGGTTCGATGCCGTGGCGGCCGGCGATGGTGGCGAGGATCTCCTCGAGGGTGAGCTCGTGCCAGCTCTGCGAGCGCTTGCCGGGAAGGCCTTCGCGCATGTCCGCCGAGCGGGCGCGGATGCTGAGGGTGTCGGGGCTGCCGCTGTGCTCCACCTCGTCGACGATGTAGGTGCCGCGCTCGACCAGGCCCTCGCCGTGCCAGCCGATGGCCAGTTGCAGCTCGGCACCACGCGGGGGCAGGGCGAGGCGGCCGTCGTGGTCGGTGAGCGTGAGGTCGAGCTGGTCGGCCTCCATGCCGCGCTTGTCGATCAGGCGCAGGCGCTGCAGGCGGGCACGCAGCTCGGGGCTGATGGTCTGCCCCTGCAGAGTGAGGCGGTAGCTGGGCCGGCGGCTCATGCGAACATCCCCCGGATGGCGCGCAGGGCGGTGGCGTCGAGCTGGGCGAGGCGCTCGCGCTCGGTGTCTTCCACGCGCTGCAGAGCGAGGTCGAACTCGATGCGGCTGGCGGCGCCGTCGCCGAAGAAACGGCTTTTGCGCTCGCCGAGCGATTCGATCACGTAGAGACCGTAGTAGGCGCCGGTGCCCTCGATCAGCGGCCAGGCGTCGCCCTCGTCGGCCATGCGGCGCAGATCGTCGAGATGCGGCTGGCCGCCGGTGAACTCGGGCAGCAGGGTGCCGGTGAGGCGCACGGTGTCGTCACCGGGGCCGAGGAACTGGCGTGCTGGGCGCACGCCCACGCGGGCCTGGCTGGCGTGGCGCCAGGCCGTCTGGCGCTGCAGCTCTTGGTAGGCCACGGTGCTGAGCTGAAACACGAACAGCCCGAGGGTCATCATCATGGTGGCGGTCCTCAGTCGGTGTCGTAGAGGGCGGAGCGCTGCCGCGCGCGGGCGTCGCGTTCGGCCTCGGCGAGGGCGCGCTGCACCTCGGCGCGCACGTAGCCGGCCAGCGCCTGCTCGTTCATGCCCGGGGTGGCGTGGATCTCGATGTTGATGCCGCCCTGGATGACCAGCCCGCCGCCGGCGGGGGCGGCCATGGGCGGTCGGCGGTCGATGGCGATGCCGCCGTTGCCCCCGGCGTCGGGGCCGCCGGGGCTGGCCACGGCCACGCCGGCAGCGGCGCCCAGGGCGAGGCCGGCACCGGCCTGGCGCAGGCGCTTGGCGAATGCGTCAACCTCGCGCAGCGGGCCGCGCTCGCTCTTTGCCAGGCCCTGCTGGTAGCCGGCCATGGTGTGGCCGCCCAGCTCGGCGAACACGCGTGAGGGCGAGCGGATGCCCAGCTTCTCCTTGAACCAGCCGGTCACGGCGCCGGCGGTGTTGCCGATGGCGTCCTTGAGCGTTTGCCACTTTTCGTCGATGCCGTCGATCAGGCCATCGAGCAGGTTGCCGCCGAACCCGGCGAACACGGTGGAGGGAGAGTTGATGCCGAGCTTTTCCTTGAACCAACCGGTCACGCCGCTGGCGATGCCGGTGACCTTGTCCTTCAGCGCCTGCCATTTCTCGTCGATGCCGCCGATCAGGCCGTCGATCAGGCTGGCCCCTAGCTCGCCGAGACCGGTCCAGGCGTTGCGGATGGTGGCGATGGGCGACCACTCCATCAGCCCCTTGAGCCAGTCCCAGGCGGCGCTGGCCTTGGTCTTGATGCCCTCCCACAGCGCGGAGAACTTGGGCCCGATGGTCTCCCAGTTGCGCCACAGGTAGATCGCCCCGGCACCGATGGCGGTCACCGCGCCGATCACCCAGCCCAGGGGCGTGGCCATGAAGGCAAGGCCGAGCGTTTTGATGCCGCCGATGAGCCCCGGCAGCGTGCTGGCGAGCGTGCCGAGCGCGGCACCCGCCTTGACCAAGCTGGCCCCGAACGCCACCACGCTGGTGATGGCCTTGGCGGCGAACAGGCCGCCGATGATCATCGCCAGGTTGTCGAAGCCGCCGGCGAGCTCGGCGGCGGTGGTGATCATGCCGGTGAGCGTGCGGGCGAACTCACCCACGCCGCTGGCGAGATCCACGATCACCGGCACGGCGGCCTTGAGACGTTCGCCGAACTCGGCGGCAAACGCCTTCACCTGGTCGCGGTTCTCGCGCATCCAGCCGGAGAGGTCGCGCATCAGCTCGGTGATGGCGGGCATCAGCTCGGCGCCGACGGTGTTCTTCATGCCCTTCATGCCCAGCTCGGCATCGAGCAGGGCGTCCTTGAAGGTTTCGGCGTCGCGGGCGGCTTGGTCGCCGAGCACGTAGCCGGTGGCGCGGGCGTCATTGCGCAGCTGCTCGAGGCCGCTTGATCCACCCTTGAGCATGTTGACCATGGCCACGCCCTCGCGCCCGAACAGCTGGGCGGCGACGGCGACTCGGTCGGTCTGGCTCTCGACGTCGCGCAGTCGGTTGGCCACGGTGGCCAGGGCCTCGTCGGGGGTGAGCCGGGCGAGCTCGCTGGCGTTCATGCCGAGCTGCTCGTAGGCCTTGGCGGCGGCGCCGCCGCCTTGCTTGGCCTCACCCAGGCGCTTCACGAAGCGCTCCATGCTGGAGTCGAGCTTTTGGGTGCTGACGCCGCTGCGCTCAGCGGAGTAGCGCAGCTCCTGCAACTGGCCGATGCCGATGCCCATGGCGTCTGCCGTTTTGGCGACATCGTCGCCCAGGGTGGCGGTGGAGTTGGCCAGGCCGAAGATGCTACCGGCGGCAATGGTGCCGGCGAGTGTCAAGTTGCGGCCGAACCGACGCACCTCGCCGGTCATGTTGCGGAACTTGCCGCCCACATCGGCCTGGCCGAGGCGCTTCAGCGCGCCCTGCTGTCGCTCGAGGCGGCGATTGGTGGCCTCGATCTGGCGGGCGAGGGCTTCCTGCTGGCTATCGAGATTGCCGGTTGCGCGAACGTTTTTCGGGAGCTGGTTTTCCAACTCCCTGGCGCGATCCTTGAGCACGCCATAGCGTCCGGCCAGTTTTTTGATCTCGCGCCGGGCCTTGGCCTGTTGCTGGGTGAGGCGCCGAGTCGGTCCTTGGGTGGTCTCCAACTGGTGGGTTACTTGCTTGAGTTCTTCGCGCTTGTCCATCAGTGCGCGACGGGCAGCGTGTGCCTCTCGCGAGGTATCGCGAAACGCGGTGATCTTCTTCTGCTGCCCGTTGAGGTCGCGCAGCTCATCGCGCGTATCGCGGATGGCGCGGCCAGCGCCGCGGCTGCCCTTGAGGATCTGTTTCAGCGGCCCGGTGGCCTTGTTGATCGCGCTGAGGGTGACGCTCAGGTTCAGATCCTTGGCCATCGGGCGGGGCTCCTATCGCTTGGGTGGGGGCTGGGTCTCGTGGCGCTGGCGGGCGCGCTCGCGCCAGTCCATCAGCTCATCCAGGGGCATGGGGTCCATATCAGCCGGACCCCAGTGAAAAACCATGGCAAGGTCGGCCATGGCGTCGTCGACGCAGGCGGGCAGGGTTACGCGTCGCTCTCCCCATCCGCCCGCTTGCCCAGCAAAAAACGGCTCACCTTGCTGCCCAGCTGCACCAGGTCGGCGGGGTCCATCTGGCGCAGCTCGGCCTCGGTGAGGGCGGGCTCGGTGATGCGCGGCAGCACCTTATGCAGGCTCTGGGTATCCATGTTGAGCAGGTCCACCAGGGCCACGCCGCGCAGGGCGCCGGAGAGCGGCTTGCGCACGCTGACCTCGGTCACGGTCTGCTTTCCGCGATGGAGCGGGGTGTCGAGAGTGACGTTTTCGGTGGGGATTCCCGGCGCGGCCGGTGTGGTGTCTTGGTCCTTGGGATCCATGGTCTCTCCTGGGGTGGGGTGGCGGCCCGACCGGGGCCGCCGGGGTGGGTCTCTGCGCTCGGCGACCATTTAGATGCCGAGGGCCTGGCGGCGCTGGGCGTAGCGATCCTCGCCGCGCACCTTGAAAACCTTGCCGGGCACGTCGCGCTCGATGATCACCTCGCCGTCCACTACCAGCTTGTAGTAGCTGAGGGTGGTGGTGACGCTGATGGTGTTGTTGTCGCCCTTGGAGACGTCGCCCATGGCGATCGTCTTGTGGCGACCGCGCACCACGACCTCGACGGGGGTGACCTCGCCGGTTTCGTCGCTTTCGTAGCTACCGGTGAAGCGCAGCAGCGCGGCGTCGTGGATTGGCGAGCCGTAGCTGTCGAAGATCTCGACGATGATGCCGCCGGCCGTCCATTCGAACTCCTGGAGAGCGGCGCCCTGGTCGACCTCGATGGGGCCTTCCATGCCGCCGCCCTCGTACTCGACCATGCGGCGGGCAAGCTCGGGCAGGGTGAGCTCGGGGATCTGGCCCATCCAGTTGTTGCCGTCCCCGAACAGGTTGAAGTCCTTGAGAATCTTGGGAAGCATTGCGGTCTCCTATCAGGCGGCGGCGACGCGGTCGGCGAAATCGACCAGGTAGCGGTCGGTGATGTGCTGTCGGAGGCTCAGATTCTCCAGCGGCGGCACGGGGGTGTAGTCGTAGCTGATGTAGAGCTTGCCGGCCTTGAGCACCTCGGGCGTGTTGAGCTCTTCGTCGAACCAGGCGTTGCCGTCCATGAGGTAGCCGAGGCGGGCCCACTCGCGGAGCTTTCGGTTGATGCCCTCGATGATGTCGCGCACCAATGACGGGTGCATGGGCTTGTCCACCGCCCACATGTGCGCCTCGGCGATGGTGTCGGCGATCACCTGGGCGGAGCGGGTGTAGTTCTCGAAGGCGAACAGCAGGTCGCTCGAGCAAGTGCGCGAGCCCCAGAAGCGGAAGCCTTCGCGGCGGATGAGCGTCGTCACCTCGTTGGCGTTGAGGTAGCCGGCGTCGGTGTTGGGGTCCTGCAGATCCCAGAACACCGGCTGGCTGATGCCGGTCACGCCGTTGACGGCGATGTTGGAGAGCGTCTTGTGCCAGCCCACCTGCTGGTCGAGCTTGGCGCGCAGGCCCAGGGCGCGGGCCACGGCGGAGAGATTGCGGGTGGATTCGGTGGCGGTGTCGAACCCGGTGAACTCGGGCCACAGCACCATCACCTCGCGGGCGCCGAAGTTCTGGCGGTACATGGCCGCCTCTTCGATGGTGGTGCAGCCGCGGGCGTAGGCGTAGACGAACGCCCTCAGCTTCTGCGCCACGCCGATCAGCTCGGCGGTGACGTCGGCGTCGTCCAGCTCGGGCACGCCGAGGATGCGCGGCTTCACGCCGATAGCTTGTTCGGCGGTGAGCAGGGTGGGGATGGCCTCGATGATGTTGGCCTTGAGGGCGTCGCTGTCGTCGTCATCCTCCACGCGGATGGCGACCACCAGGGTCTTGGTCTGGTCGACGATGGCATCCAGCGAGCGGGCCAGGGTGCCTTCCTCGCCGGCATCCTCGATGGCGCCGTAGAGATCGGTGAGCAGCACCGCCTCGCCGAGGGGGAACGGCTCGTCTTCGCCACCGGTGAGGTTGGTGTAGCTGTGCACCGTGACCGTGCCGGTACCGCCCGCCGAGACGCTGACCAGCGCGCTGGCGTCGGTGTCGCCGTCGATGGCAGTGGCGATCTCTTCGGCGGTGCTGATGATCTCGCCGTCGATGTCGGTGGCCAGGCGAATGGAGATGTCGGTGCCGTCGCGCACGGTGACGGTGAGCGCGCTTTCCGCCTCGCCGGGGTCGCGCAGGCGAACGCGGATGTTGTTGCCGGGTCGCCCGGCGGTGGCGGCAGTGAAGGTGAGCGCGGCGCTGCCGCTGCCCAAGGTGAGCGTTGCGGCGACGGCCTGGGCGGCATCGGGGGCAGTGGCGATCACGCCGATGACGGAGGTGGCGACGGTGCGGATCGGGCGCGTGCCCTCATTGATCTCGTGGACGCGAACGCCGTGATGGTACTGGTCAGGCATGGGAGCTCCTGCGCGTGGCGGGGTGGAGTCGGGCTGATGCCGTCACCGTGCCGCGCGCCCGCGCAGGGGGCCATAGCCGGGTGTTGTGCCGGCGGGGCGGGACAATCCTAGCTGTCCATGGTTTCCCTGACCTCTGCTGCGATGGCGGCCCGTGTGCGGGCGGCCTGGCAGTGCTTGGTGTAGCCGGCGAAGCTGGCCCAGCTGCCCCGGATCTCGTCGCGGGACACCCGGCCGGCGCGGTAGCCGCGGGCGAGGCCGAGCATACGGCGGCGCGCGGCGGTGACGTTGCGCTTGCGCGGCAGGGTGTGGGTGGTCCAGGTGCGGTAGCCGGCGAAGTCGATGCCCTGGCTTGCCGGGTAGACGGTGCTCTTGGGGTTGATGACCAGGCCGAGCTCGTCATCGAGCCAGCGGGTGAGGTGCTCGAGCAGGCGCCAGAGGGCGGCCTTGTCGGGTCCCATGATGATCCAGTCATCCATGTAACGCGCGTAGAGGCCGTAGCCGAGGCCGTCGGTGACGTAGTGGTCGAGGACGTCGAGGTAGACGTTGGCGGAGAGCTGGCTGGTCAGCGCGCCGATGGGCAGGCCGACGCCGTCAGCACCCTGGGCGGCGATGATGCGGCGCCAGAGCTCGAGCACACGGCGGTCGCCGATGGTGCGCTGGATCTGCTGCAGGAGGCGGCCCTGGTGGATGCTGGGGAAGTAGCGGGCGATGTCGCCCTGGAGCACGTAGACGGTGCCCCATTTGGCCTGGGCGCGGCGGAGCATGCGTTGCACGGCGGCGGTGGCGGCGTGGGTGCCCTTGCCCTTGCGGCAGGCGTAGCTGTGATGGATGAAGCGAGCTTCGAAGTAGGGTTCGACGACGCGATGCAGGGCGTGGTGGACGACGCGGTCGCGGAAGGC